CATATCCTCATCGTTGTCAAACACTCCGTAAGAAGTACCGCCAGCGCCATAAGAATTCATAGAAGCAAGCATGTCGTCGATAGCTAAAGCAGAAGCTCTATTTACAAATAACATGTTTTCTTCAATAGCACCTTGCTTGTCAAACTCTGCTAAGATAGCGTCAAATTCAGCTAAGTCAGTAGCAGCGTTAACACCTGAAATACCAGAAGTAACATTACCTCTATCTTGTATTGCATCAAATAAACCTTGCGTACCAACTTTAGTGTCGTTACCAGCTAGACCTAATTGAGTGTCAACACCATTTGATCCAGAACCTTTAACAGACTCTAACATAGACATTTCAACGTAATCGTTAAAACGAGCACGAGTATCAGACTCAGCTTTTACATACCATAAATAACCTGAAGCGCCTTCTTCAGAAGAAACTTCTACCCAACCAATACGAGATGCATCAGATCCTGATACTTCGTAGTAGTCTTTCATAATGATAGGCTTGTTAGTAAAAGTAGTAAACTGAGGTTCATTAGCTTGTCTTGACCCTTCAAGAGCAGCAGCTGCAGCATTGTAACCAACACCTTTAGCAAACTCAGAACCGTAAACTAAAACAGTAGTACCTTTATCCGCGGTAGCACCTGAGGTAGCGATAGTAGAAGCATCATAAGCAGCTACAGTAATATCAGCTCCA